TTTCCCATTGGATGCACAAGACTGAAAGTATCTCCCTTGGTGAGGGTAATACTTCTGGTGTCCAAATCTACAAGTCAAATCTCGCAGCCCTTCCGGTCCTTGTTTGGACACTTACGGAAAATGCAGATGAGACTTTCACCGTCAGAGTTGATTATTCCTACGACAACGTCACTTATGTCAATCTGGTGAGTGACGCTGCGGGCAAAGTGAACGGTAACACCGTGACTACCGACCTTGCAGCAGTGAGTAGTGGAGTACCCGGTAACGCACCGTACCTCAAGATCACGTTGACGGCTAACAGTGCTTTGGAAGCAGGCGAAACTGCAACTCTCACTGTTGACTTCATCAAGTGGCTCACTGATCAAGGCGAAGACGTTCTTGAACATGGTTCTGCGACCTTGGCATGAGCAGGGTCCTTGTCATTGGGGACTTGCATTGTCCTGCCGACCTCACCCGGTATCGGCAGCACTGTCAGCGTGTCCGTGACAAGTACAAGACAGACAACGTCGTCTTCATTGGTGACATCGTAGATGCACACAGGTGGGGGAGATGGGATCCACATCACGAGTCAGACTCTCCCCCTACTGAATACAAGAAGACGCTGAAGCGAGTTGACTGGTGGCATCGGAACTTCCCCGATGCCATCGTCACAATAGGCAACCACGACATGCGGTCCGTGAAGCAGGCCCGCACCGTGGGCATCCCCGACAACATGGTGAAGTCGTATGCCGAGGCATGGCAGACACCCTCGTGGAAGTGGGTCAACGACACTGAAATCGACGGAGTCCGGTACTTCCACGGAGAAGGATTTAGTGGTAAGTCCCCTCACCTCAACGCTGCCCTAGCCTCCATGAAGCCCACGGTCATGGGACACATCCATGGGGTTGCAGGTATCCAACATGTCCATCGACCAGGCGGTCAGTTTTGGGGCATGGCAGTAGGTTGCGGGGTGGATGTCAGACATCCGTACATGGCATATGCAGAGAAGCATCCTGCAAAGCCGGTCCTTTCTTGTGGTGTGGTGATCGACGGCAACCCTCACCTGGAAGTGATGTGATGGCAAAAAGAAAGACAAACATTGAGTTGATCCGAGACATCGTTGGATCTTTTGTTGAGGAGATTGGGGCAGATGCCGTAGTTGTCGTCTACTCCAAAGTAAAGGGACGCAAGACGGAAACCAACATCATTCCGTATGGCAATGCCCACACCTGCAACGCTCTGATCGATTATGCCTACGAGAATTACCTGCCTCTAGACCTAGACTCAGAAGAAGAAGAAACCGATGAGTGATTCTTGTCAACGAGTTTCCGCTGTCACCAACGTCTTGCAGTTGGCAGTTTTAGTTATTGGTGTAGGAGGGGTGTTCTTCACCGTCGGTGTAAGAGACGCAGCACTTGAAGTCGCAACTACTGACATCACTGAGCTGAAGGAAATCAGTAGCGATCTTGTCAAGGCCCAGGTTCTCTCCTCCGCAAAGGACGGTGAGCATGACCGAATCCTCGAAGACATCCTCCGAAGACTCGACCGACTCGAAGACCGCTAATATCTGGGAGCCTTTGGAAAGAAAGTTGATGGTTGCGAATGTCATCGCGATCATCTTGCTTTTCCTGTTCTCTTTGCTGTTTGTGTTGGGATGTTCTCCTTCTCAACAGATAGCCGCAGCCGCCACATCGATTGGGGAAAAAGCTGCGTCGTCCAAAGATCGTTTTGCAGTGATTGAATTCGAGGCGACGGGGCCAAACCCCGACCTTGAGATCATCACAGAGCAGGCAGTGGGGGGGAGGAAAGAGCAGCAGGCCATCCTGGAGATGACAGGCGACATACATCGAACCATGCCTGGAGTGGAAGACCAAGTTCCTGAGTGGGTTTATTCACTTCAGTACATCGCCATTGCACTGATCGCAATGGTTGGAGCATGGGTCCTCTGGCACACTGGTCTAGGTACACTGGTCAAAAGGATCATCAGCTTTGTGCCAAAGAAGAATCAGCAATGAAGAACTGGACGCCATTCTTCGCTTTGCGAACATGTCCGATCCAATGCCTGGTTCAGATCTTTGGATGTTGAATGCTTCTTCAATCATCAAACTATTGGCCACTCACATAAAGGAAAGCCAATGCTGCTTGCATCGATCGAATCCCTCCTCGGGTCCATCTGGTTCGCCGCCCTCGCCTGCGTCGTAGGCTATGTGGGTGGGCAAGTCTTCCCCATCAGCAAGATCAAGAGCCTGATTAGCAAGCGAACCAACTACTGAAACAAAACTGCTGTCCTTGCTCCGAGCCCGGCCCCCCGCACGCGGGGGCCGGGCTCTTCGCTTCAGAACATTGGAGGATCACATGTACATCAATCTCAGTCACAGCAGCCTTTCAGACATCGCAGAGGAGTTGCAGAGTGTGGTCAAGGAATACCTTGAACAGTACTACTCTGAGAACTTCGAGCGGCTCAAGGAACACGAAGAAGGCGGGGACTACACCGTAGACCTTGTGGTGGAGGAAGTCTCTACGAACATGGCGGAGGAGCTCCACGGCGACATGGAAAATGTCATCAACGACTACTTCGAACGCAATGGCTACTGGCAGCAGGAAGCGGAAGAAGCCGTGGACAAGGCACTGAAGGAAGCCGACGAGGAAGCAGAAGAAAACAAGGAAGAAGAATGAAGAAGAAGGCAATCAAGATTGATCACTTGCCGGAACAACCCCAGGTGTACATTGTGGTCCACCACAATCTCCAACCCAATCTGATTGGAGATGTGTTCACCGACAAGAGTGACGCTCTTGAAGATGCAGGATCAGCTGTGGGTTGGATCGTCATCACCCGTAACTTGGAGGTGAGTGATGCCTGACGAAGAATTTGAGTCTGCGGAAGATGAGGCATACTCCAAGGGAATGCAGTTCATGTCGGACTGGGACTACATCCTTGCTGACATCGAAGAGAAGTGGGGCCTTCCTCGTGGAAGCAGCCTCGACGAATACACCCTTCAGTTCAAGGGGTCCTGATATGTGGCTCGCCAAGAACAACCCCAATTGGGAGAAGTACATGAAAGACTTTGAAGACCTCAGCCCCGACCCCAACGACCCTGACCCTGAAGAGCACGCTCTTCAGGGAGGCGATATGGAAGCAGTAGAGAACATGATGTGCTCATGGTTTTCTACGCTTGCTGAGATTGATCATCGAGTGAACGTCCTGATGCGAGAAGTCTCGCACCTCATTCAAGCCATGGAAAACTTGCGTGCCTCCCAAAACACCACAACTGGAAGCCCCGAGAACAATGGGGAAGGAAGCCTCCGATTTCCTGAGGGCACATCAAATCCTTCCGATCTCCCCCCCACTTCGGAGCAGTGATTACCGCACTTGCTTGAGTGATCCCTTTGCCTACTACATGGCAAGGCGTCTTGGGATTGTTCCAGCACTCAACCATGCCACGGCTCTCAACCGTGGTACCTGGTTGCACACAAGGTTCCAACACTTCGATCTGCCTGCAACACGGATCAACTCCTGGATGGACAAGAAGTTGCAGGACAGGATGGAAGAACTGTCTATCACCTGCAATCAACTGGGCATTTCAGGAGAATCCAAGCAGAAGGTGATGTTCAGGGAGGAGAAGGACTTCCACTGCTCAGTGGGTTGGTATGAAGCAGCAAAGACCATCCCGTGCTACGAAGGAATGTCCTTTGAAGAGTTTCTCTGTTCCCCCCACTGGCACCGTCTGGGTACTGAATACCGACTGATTACATCGGTCAAGACCAACGATCGGTCAAAGCCGCTCAAGTGTGTGGCTCAACCCGACCTGTTGCTGTACCACAAGGGCCAGAACAGTGTGTGGATCCTCGACCTCAAGTCCACCTCGTACGACCCCAAGGTCAGAGCCATGGGTATCCCCGTGGATTTCCAGACCGAACACTACATGTTCACGGTGGATGCACTGCTCAAGTCAGGGCAGTTCCAGCGGGCGTTCAACATTCCAAGTGACGCCAGGCTGGGGGGGATGATGCACCTCATCGTCCGAAAGCCCAGCATCGAGTTCGGGCTCAAGGACCGGGACTTCACGATCGACGACACCCCATTCAAGAGCGGACCCCGCAAGGGCCAGCCTCGGATGGAGAAGAAGTACGAAGGTGAACCTCGATTGGAAAACTACATCCAGCGTTGTGCGGACTGGTACCACGCCACCGGGGATTACATCGACAAGGCGGCTGAGTGGGAAGTCAGTCCCCCAGTCGGAATCTCCTTCACAAGTGCATCACTTGTCCTTGACACTGCGATTCAAGAGCGGTACCTTCAACGTGTTCGGTTGATCCAACGCTACGCATCGGACTTGGAGCCCCACCCTTCCAACTTCCCGATGCCGGATTCTCCGTTCAACAGAGGAAGCCTTTCAACCTACGCACCGTTCATGCTTGCCCCCGTGGGTGAGTGGCCTCGACTCATTGAACAAGAGGGCTTTGTCGTCGTCCGACGAGACGAGCCTATCCCTGACGACATCGAGTTTGACGTCATCAAGGAACCAGGATCGGAGTTCGAGGAATGAAATTCAGCCACAACGTCGGGGCAAACGAGTATGCAGGCAAGTGTGAGTGTGGTGCGTCCCTCCACACTTACCCCGACTACGAGAAGCCTTTCAAGCACAAAGGGAGTGAACAGACTTTCTACCTTGATGCTGTTCAACACCAAGAAGGCATCATTGTGAAGTGTGGCATCTGCCTCAAATACGGGATCCAACCTCTTGAAGAGTGGGGAGTGACATATGGATGAACAGACAATGAAGCAGTTCTTTCAGGACTGCACTGAGTCAATGTGTTCTCCTGACTTATCTCCCCATGAAGTGGCTGCCCGGTACAAGGTTTCATTAGATACCGTGTACATCGTGGCTATGGATCAAGAGATGCACGACAAATGGACAAAGGAAATGTATGGAGACGTTGATGACAACTGAACTAGAAAAGGAAATCGCCGAGAAGGTGATCCTCCCCAAGCTCAAAATGCTGGCCATCGCAGATGGCAACGACGAGATCAAGAGCATCGCCACTCTCCGTCGTCACTTCAACGAGAAGTTTGAACAGTCCATCTCAGCGGCCAAGTTCCAAGGTTGGATAGACCTTCTGGGAATCAAGTTCGAGAAGAAGGTCGTGATCATCTGGCCCACTCCGGGCGGTCCCTCCGGGCCGCCCGTCGTGGCCCCGGAAGATCCTGAAGTGGATGATGAAATGAAGAGTTCTTTCCCCCCCACGGCTCCCATGAATGTTGACGCATTTGGTCAGCTTCAGTGAGTCACACCTCTTTTCAAGGAGTCCGAATGGCTTATAAGACACTCGGCTTTTCCGGTCAGCGGATGCAATACCCGTTGAACTCCATGTTCGGAATGGTGGTTGGAGAACAGAATGTAGGCAAGTCCTACCTGTTTCAGTCCAATCCCGATGCGTTCATCTTCAACCTTGACCTGTCCAGTACCGTTGTGCCTGAGTGTGTTGCAACGATTTGGCCTGGCATTGACGAAGATGGCCGACCCATTGACATCGATGGAAAGCCCATCGCTCTCAACTGGGATCGGATTCTGGAGAAGAAGAACACTCTGATCCAGATGGCGGAGCGGAATGAACCCCGCCCCAAGTGTGTGGTGTTTGACACCATCACGCCCATGACTCGTATGCTCAAGCCTTGGGTGGCGAAGCAGATGGGTCGTGACAAGTTTGAACAACTGCATGGCCCTGCTGCCTACGACAAGTTGTTCGAGGAGATTCTCCAGATTGCCTTCGATCTGAAGAAGTATGGCTACGGGGTGTGGTTCATTGCACACCTCAGTAAGGAGTTCGTGCAGGTCAGCGAGGATTCCAGCACCAAGCAGACCGAGCTCGTACTCAACCTTTCATCCGGCATGAACCGGCGTCTTACCCCGGCTGTCGAGATGATCGCACCTATCTGCTGTGATGTCGTGACTGAGATGGTACCGAGAACCAAGACCATCAAGATGTCCAATGGCAAGGAAGTGGAAAGGACGTTCCATGACAACGTGACTTCCTACAAGCGGAAGATCGCGTTCGAAGATCCTCGGTTTGCTGGCCTCATCCGTACTCGTACCATCAATCGGATGGGTGATATTGCTCTTGATGGTGAATCCCCCTGGTCCCAATTCGAAGAAGCGTTCAACAACGCCAACAAGGAATCTTGAAGTGAGTATCAACAACTCTGCCCTTTCGGCTTTCAACAACGAGATGAAGACCGTCACCGCCGACAATGACGGTGGCTACAACACCTGGTTCCCCGACGATGGTGAGTACGACTGCTCCATCGAGGGTGTGTACGTCGGTGAGTGCAAGGCCAAGGAGTGGATCGATGGCACCGCCACCGAGCACGACGGCACGCTCATCAAGTTCACTTTCCGGCTCATTGATGATCCGGCCCAGCCCGACAACCCCCGTTCGTTCGAGGGTGCTCCGTTCATCCTGCCCGCAGGAGGTTCGGGCGTCTTCACTACCGATCAGGCCGTCAACCGCCTGAACAAGACTCTTGGTCGCCTGAAGGGCCACCTCTGCACCATGACCGGGGCCAACG